TGCGGTATCATTCTTAACTACTTTTATATCATCCAAATGAACAACGCAAGCTCCTAAATCAGAATCATATTCAAATCTTACCTGTGTAATAGCTGTGTTATCATAAGGAGCAACAAGTGCTACTCTACAATATTTCCATACATTAGCTGTTAAGGCAGGTACATCTAATGATTCTTGAATCCCATCTGCATCTATTAAATGTATTTTTAAATTACCTGATACTGTAGTAGATGTGGCTACTGAAGATTTAATCCAAAACTCTAAATAGTCATACTTAGATATATCAACTGTAGTAATAGTATCTGAAGCAGTTTCTCCACCTGTTGCATTAACTGAAATTACTATCTTATTAGAAGCAGATCCTGTTTTGTAATCTTCTGTATCTGCTGTTATATTAAAATCATCATCAACACTATCATCAAAAGCTGAATTACAATTATGTAATAATTTTTGAGTAACCTTATCTCTGTAATAAACATCCTGTATCATAGCCAACCCACTGGGGATTTCCCACCTGGTGTTAATTCTGTCTGTGTGTGTATCAAGGTTTTCTACCGGATCGTATACTCTTCCTGTTACTTCCCATATAGATTGATTTATAAATTCATCTATAACATCAGGATTAAATCCATCATTCCATAATTCATAACCAACTCCTACTGTAACTGTTCCTGTTACTGCAGCAAATGTCATAGTACCTGAAGAAGATGTATAATCAGTTATTCTTGCAGTTTCTCCATCATTAGTTCCTGAAGTAAAACGAATATAACTTCCATTGTATTCGTCATCCCCACCAAATAACTTGGTATCCAAAGCTGTAGTAGAAGAACCTCCTCCTGATGTAACTCCTGTTATCATCTTACCCAGGTTTCTGCCTATAGCTTTTCTTAAATCTTCTAATGTCTTAGCCTGTGTTACTGCCATTAATATCGTTTCCTTTTCATAGCTGCTTTCTTCTTTTTCTTTTTAGGTGGTCTGCCTCTTTTACTTCCGTAAGTACCTTTACCCATTGGTGGCATTAGTTTTCTCCTTCGCTTTGTTAACTCCGGCTTCCCCCATTATTCTTACCTGTTCTTTTAATTGTTTGTTTTCTCTGGTAAGAGCTTTATTTACAACCTTAAGTCTGAACGCCTCGTCTTCATTCATAGCTTCTGCTATATCTTGCTGTAGTACAACTACATTATCGTCGATTTGCTCTTGCTTTCCGTTTAAATTTCCTGTTGAGTTTCTTTCTGTCAATTTTTGTACCTCCGAAATATATTTTACCTGTAGAACTTTCAGTTCTTTTTAATTTATTAATTCTTATTTCATCTAATACTTTACCTGCATCCTGTCTTTCCTGTACTGTCATTTCAGGTTTCTTTTTACCCTGTGCCCTTACTTCTTTAATCCATGTTTCATGTGCCTCGCCTATCATAGTTTCAATACCATTGTGTGAATAGGGATCATTAACTATATAGGGGACATTATGTAATACAGATCTTCTTTCTGTAACTGAGTCATAAAAACTAAATGACAATGATTTAATACTACCTGTCCCGTACTCTCCTAAAAGAGTAACTCCAACAGGTAGTATTAATCTTCTATCATAAGTTTCTGAACCTACGACCTGCATAGTTATTATGGAGTTATCTGTAAGTAAATAAGCCCATAATCAGCTGCGGATGTAGGTGCAATTTGCATTTGAACACCAATAGCTTGTTCATTTTCAGCAGTACCATCTCTATCTAAGTCTTCAGTTCCACCTGCAGTAGAAGTTCCGCCTACTCTAACGTGTTCACCAACCACACCTGCAGCATTAGCTAACACAGCAGCTGGTCCCCAAGTTTGAATCCATCCATAGTAATTGGTAGTTAACAATCGTGGGGCAACACCAATTGCCACATTTGTTACTGTAGTAGGGGAGATAATTACATTGCTATATGGATTAACCGCAAGCCCTGCAAGGTGCGTACCATTAGTTAATGCAGTTACAGTAGGATCATCTTCATAAAGAGTAATGGCACAAGTGGCAGTACCACTAGCTACAGGATTAGATTTAATCCTGTAAACATGACCTTCGCCTGTTACACCATCATTTATGAAAAGATAACCATCTTTATATTGATTTAAAGTTGTTGCTTCATTTTCAAGAGTTACTGTTACTTCTGTAACACCTGAAGCTGCAGTAGCAATTGCTAAATCAACATCATGTTCACCAACAGCAGCAGGAGCTTGTACTACTGCACCTGCAGCAATGTCAGCTGCTCCTACTTCACTATATCTAAAAGCCCTTCCGTCATCAAAGGACATTCTAGTACCTATTTTATGCTTTTGAGTTGAAGTTTGCACTTTTTCCCATCCGCTTTTTCCGTATATTGTATTTGGAAAAGACATAATCTTTCCTCCTTATTTATTTTACGGGTTTCTTATACACCCCGCCTTCAACCGATTGTTAAAAAATCGTATAAGCTCGGTCAAAGATTACACTTATACTAAAGAAGGAGAGGTTAGATAGAGGATTTCTTCTCTACCTTGACCTCTTCCTTTACTTTTTCTGCTTTAGGATTACACATACACTCTCCACCTTTAGCTTCAAGTCTGCATCTGCCATCCCATTCTATAGGAAACATTCCTATTTTAGCTCTTCTAATTTGGGTTTCAGCATCGTTTGGCTGATTAGGTACTTTAGTTCCACATTTAGTAATTAAGTTTCCATCAACATTTAATCCAGGAGTATGTCTGTAGTAATCAGATTTATTTTGCCATGAATCTAATAAACCCACTTCAAAATCACCCTTCATACCTGACTCCTTTCTTAAAGTATTAATTTCATTTCTTTTAGCTTTTTTATTGTGTCCATAAAGATGGTTAACCATATTACCTCCAATTTATTTAAGCATCATGTGTAACAGTTGATGCAGTATAAGTCATTGCAGCTCCTCTTGAGTCATCTAACTCAAAAACACCATAATCACTTGTAATAACCACCTCTGTCGCTCTCATGCTGGCATCTCTCTGCCTCTCTGTTCTGGTTTCTACTGAATTAAGAACTGCCATAGCTGACTTATCAGCGATAACACCAACAGCATCATCACCTGAACCTTCTGTGTTACTCAAGTTTCCATCTTCAAAAATTGCTACATTATTTAAAGGTCGAATACCACTCCAAAAGTTCTTTAACAAGTCTGCTGACCATCCACTAGAGATTTCACCTCCTGTATTTGTAGAGGCTATAGTTGCTACTTGTCCTGAAAGATTAGCAATTGCATTTGGATGATGTAAGATATATATCTGATTACCAAATTTATTAGCTTTAGCATAAGCTATACATCCATGTAAGTTAGCAAGAGATAAGGCTTTGGAAGTATTTCCACCAAGACTTGCACCTCCATTCAAAGCACTATATAGTGAATGAACATCTGTGTCTTTCTTTCTTGCCATTGCATCACCTAACTGTTTACCAATCATTGTGAATACATTGTTTTGTTGTTCACGAACAAGTTTATCAGTTAAGATAACCTTTGCTCCTACTTCACTTGCAGTAAGATCAACTGTTGTCATTCCAATTTCTTCTTCGTCAACAATGTCCTGACCATCTGTTAGATCAGATACTGTCATTTGTGCTACCTTGGGAACTGTTACTTGTTTAGCTCCTTTTGGTAAACTAAAGCTCTCTATTAGAGCCATAGCAGGAGCATTGTGCTCCTCGGTATACCTAGCTGCTGCGATAATTATCTTACTCGCATTTTCTAGATTACCTGTTGTCGCTGTTTGTGCCATTTCGACATCTCCTTATTTTAAGGGTAAATAAATTTAACCGATGCCTGCTGCTCTACGAGCTGCTGCTTCGGTATCAGGATTGCGAACTCCTGAGTTGTAAAGATCCAATAATCTTTCCTCACTAGAACTAGCATTTGCAGGAGCTGTGTTATTATCATAGCTCTGTGCAGGCACCTGTCCTTTTTTAAGTCTAGCATTTTCTTCTTTTAATGCTCTGACTTCAGACATATGCTTTGCAGCTTGTTCCATTTCCTGAGGGTTTTGGTACTTTAAAAGTACTTCAGGATCTATATTATATTGTTTACCAAATTGTAAGGATGCTTTAAATTGCCCTTCTTTAAACTGAATACTTTTTTGATAATTCTGTTCTGTTTCTATTTGCTGAGTTCTACTCTGATAATAAGTATCTGCAGCATGTTGTATTTGATCACCACTATAACCTTGTTGTGCTAACTGTTGTTTATAATTTTCAGTTTCATACAATAATTGGTTTTGCTGATTTTGTTGTTCAACTTGTGCCAATCTTTGTTGTGTTTGCTGAAGTGTTTGTTGCACATTGTTTTCAGGCTCTGTGGAACTAGGATAAGTTCCTACAGGCTCTTCAGCTTTAGGAGCTGAAGTTTCTGTTATAGTAGTTTCTGATGCAGTAACTTCTGAAGTAGGTTCTGCAGGAGCTTCCGTTGGAGCTTCTGTAACAGGTTCTGTCTGAGGTTCAGCTACGGGAGCTGTAGGCTCTTCAGAACTCAAGTTTAATTCAGGTTGTGTTATTTCATTTTCGTTTACCATTTGTCCTCCTATATATAAAATAAATGTTTATCTAGTTTTTGTCAATCCTCTCTCATTAAATAAACATCTCTTGATTTAGATGCTAAATCTTCTCTTCCCTGAGCAATGAAATATTGCTCTCTTAATCCTTGTGCCTTCATAATTCTTTTGTATTCTCTTGCTTCACCAAGATATTTTATCCTTTCTAAGAATTGATATGGTATAGGAAGTCTTGATGTATTTCTAGCAACAACTAATTGTTGATCTAAAGATAAAGAGTTCATTAACTTTTCATATTCTAATTCCCATAAATCCCAATTTATTAATTGAGTTCCTGCAATTCTTACTGAGTCAAACATCTTGTAATATTTATTTAAAGTATTTTTACTTTTCACATCTGATAACTCAGGTTCATCAAACTCTACATCATATCCTATTTCATGTAATTGTCCTCTTCTATAACTTTTTAACTGTCTGTATCTGTCATACATATTCCTATTTCCTTCAGGAGTATTAGGGTACATGGCTGTCATTTCAATTAACTCTGATTGAAAGTCTTTATTAATTCTATCTACATCATTAAAATAAATAGCAAAATCATTCTTACCTCTTTTAACTTGTTGTTCCTGTATTGGAGATAATTGTTCCATAAGGCTATGTCTTAATATATCTTTTTGAAATGGTTCTAAATTAGCATAAGGTGCGTTCATAATATCAAATGATGCCTCTCTTAATATTGCAGAAGCTCCCTGTGGGTAAGATCTTAATCCTGTAAACTCTGAAAGTCCTCTAGTAGCTCCTCCTGTAATTCTATCTCCCCAATCTAAGTTTCCATGAGCATTATCAAATGCTACAGAAGATAACCAAAGTGGAGTAACCATATCTGTAAAAGGCTGAACAAAGTTTGTTATAGTATCTATATCTGAATCCCCTTTCCTAAATGCAGGATCTCCCATATAGTCAGCTCCTGTAAAGAAATCCCAAGCAGTAGAAGGAGCATAAGCTAATTGACTTCGCACCCATCTTAATCCCGGATTATCTTCACTTAAAGATACAAAGTTTTCCCATTCTTCCATATCTTCTCTAGTCCCTGCCTTGTAAAAGAAGTTCATTGCCTTGGAAAGTATTCGTGCATCTGATACAAATTTAGACCCCGGCCCAACTTTTTGTCCATTCATATCAAATAAAAGAAAATCACTTGTAGAAGGATCTAATATTCTATCTAACTTGGCTTGCAATTCTTCAGGCTCATCTTCTCCTATTGCTGATGCAGCAATCTGTAAAAGAACTGTAGTTAAAGCTAATCCTGTAGCTGTATTAATCAAAGCTTTCTGAGCAAGATATCTTCTTAATGGATCTCCCTGAAGAGCCTGAACAAATAAAGCTCCTATTGCTCTTCTGTATCGTGGAGCTAATAAGAAAATTGATTCCCATAAACTTTGATTAGGATTTATTCCTAACATCCCTGAACTAAATAATCCTCTCATTGAGTTTACATATTCAGCAATAATTTTTCTTTGAGATGATTGAGTAGCAGCATCAGCAGTTACATCAACTAAATGATCTAATCCTTTAGCTAATTCAATTCCTGCTATATCTAATGTATGATTAAAAGCATTTTCAAAAGATGCCCCAAGATTACCTGTTATTTTATTTGATCTAAATGCTTCTCCTAATGCTGTATTTTTTAATATTTCAAACACCTCATTGCTTTCTGACATTAATATTTGGTTTTCATATAATCCCATTATTTTTACATTTTCAAGTTTAGCTCTGTAATTTTGAACAAATATATCACCTGCCTGTTTATCTTTCATAGTTTTATAAAATGCTTCTACAAAGCCTTTAGCTCCAATTGTATTTACTTCAGGATGATTAAACAATACAGGTAATAAATGTATGTTAAATATAGAGGCATCGAAACCTAAAGCAACCATTCTTTGCAAAGCATTAGCTTGTGACCACCATTTAATCATTCTCGTAACTTCTGATCTGTCTATTGATTTCTGAAAGCTATCTCTAAATTCAATCAATCTTTCAAAGGTTCCTGCAGGAGCATCATCGCTTACTCTAAATATCCAATCCTCTAAATCTGCAGGAGATTTAAATACAACTTCATTGCCATGAATAACATCTTGTTCAGCAGCATCAGCTACTAATTTTTCGTAAGTAATTAAATTTTTAAAAAGTTTATTATTCTGTTTTTCTAAATATAATTCTAAGTTTTTAGAATTGTAATTAGGATTAAATGTTTTAAACCAAGCTTCTCCAATTATATTTTCAATATGTTTAAGTTGATCTAAATCTATCTTAGGATAACCTAGCTCCTCAAAACTAGGATTAACTGAAATTTCTTTGAACAAACTATTTTCAGTTAATCCTTTTTCAGTTAATTGGGTTCCAATACTTTCTAATTCGCTTGTTTGGTGAGAAAGTAATACTTCAAGATCATTTATCTGTTCAATCAAAAGGCTTTTATCTTGATCAGATAAAACTCCTTGCATTTCTCCCCCTAATGTATTGTTAAGTCTATTATTAGCTACATTATAAGCATCACTACTTTCTTTTATTAACCCTCTTAATATATTTAAATATTTACTTATAGGTTCATCAGGCCCTACCATATTAGGATAAAGTCTTTGATTTTTTTGTAACTGAAATACACTATCCATAACTGCAGGAAGAGGTCTTTGGTAAACATCAGTTGCACCAAACCCATTTACTCCGTAACTCATTCCTTTTATATAATCCTGATTATCAAAATCAAGATTCTTAGGACTTCCACTATTTCTATATATTAATTTTAAATGTTCTAAATAGATCACACGACTTTCAAGTTCATTATATTTATTAAGAAACAGAGCATCGAGTTCTGCTCGTTCAGAAATACTCAATAGTCCTTCCGAATCACCTATTACTTCATCCATCCATCTAATAGAATTAGCCGTAATATCACGCAGTTCAGTTGCTAAAGCATTTATTTCTGTATCAATTTCGTTATTTAAATTTTTTTTATAATCATCAATTCTATTTTTAAGTAAATTTTTTATAGTTAATTTATCTTGTGCAGGCAATTCATAATAGTGCATACCTGTTATCATTTCTAAACGAACTTCTGTAGGCATATTTTCTAAAGAAAATCCTGCTCTTTCAGCTGATCTCTTTACTATTCCTTCTAAACTAGTTCCTTTAGGAATTTTTACAAAAATATTATTAATATTCTCATCTCCCATTAATCTCCTTGCCCATGCTAAAGTAATGGCAAATTCCATATCATCTATACCTTTAAAATTAGGCAAAGATTCTAATATACTTTTCCAAGTTTCTAATTGTGTTATACCTTCTTCTTGCGACTCTCTTAATCTTTTGATTACTTGCTCGCCTGCTTTATCATGGTATACATCTGATATATCTACAGCAACTTCATCACTTGATTTTGATATTTGCCTTAATGCCTGAAGATCATCGGGGGTAAGTTTCTTTCCTATTTTTATTTTATTTAATATAGTTTCTATTGATTTAAGCATACTTTCTAATCCCTGTATCTGAGCTAATACTGCAGGTTGTACTGAAAAATCTCCATTATTATACTTATCTAATATATCTTTTATTTCTTGCTCTGTTATAGGAAGTTTATTTTTTATTCCTTTATCTCTTAAAAGAAGTTCGTATTGCCTAGCTCTTTTACTTGTAACACTAATAGCCTTATCTAAGTTTCCTGCTCTTACTTCTTTAACTAACCATCTAGAATGAGATCGTGTCATAGCTCTTCCTAACCTAGATCTTGTAGACATTCTTAAGGCATCATCTAAAGAAGCATATCTATACCCTTCTAAGTTAGCTAAATTAATTTTAGTTAATTTTCTTTGTGCTTCTGATCCTACTCTCTGACCAATCTGCCAAGCTGTTCCATCTTTACCTATCACAGCAACATCTGCTGTGAAATCTTCAGGATTTAATTTAACTACAAATTTTCTATTTGCATATCCTATAACATTATCTCTAAAATCGTACAAAGGATCTCCGATTTGATCTCCTTTTAATCCTGAATCTTTTGCAATCTGTAATAACTCCTCTCTTGTATAAGTTAATACATCTAATGGCTCACTATCATCTTTTCCAAATACTCTTTTCTTAGGCTGTCTTCTTGTAGGATCTCCTTCATCAGGAAGTAAAAATCTTGCCATTTCAGATCTTGTGTATTCATTAACCTGCTGTATTCTTTTAAGCATTGCTTTTTGATCATCGTCTAATATTGTTTCCCATTCTGCAAATTGATTTTTCATAGGGTTAGGACTCTCTTCAAGTATTTGTGCAACCGAAATCATATCAGGATTTTTTCCTTTAGATTTTATCAGAGCCCTTTTTGCAGGTGTCATAAGAGGGCCATCTATAATAAAAGAAAACTTTTCTATACTATCAGGATCTGTTATATCTAATCTTTTTTCTGTAATACCAAAAACACTTGGCATTTCGTTTACTCTTACAAAATCCATTAGCATTGCTGTATTCCTCCTAACTAACTCTTCTCCTCTAAATATTACTATAGCTGCAAGTTGTTCAAGTTTCCTCACATGATTAATGGGGTTAAATACTCTTCCAAATTTATCCATAAAATCTCGTACTCCTGTTGGAAGACTATCCATGGATTTCCCTATCCATGA